CAAACTAACATCGGATGTAGTCCTTACAGGAAGCTACCAAGACATTCTTACTTGGGATGTACCTAACAGAAGGCATGGTACACACAGACACATTGAGGCTTCAATCTTTATTACAGCCATTGAGACTTCAACCACAAGAGTTTCTGCTGACGTAAAGCTAGAGTACTCCGACGACAATGGAGCTAACTACTCAACCCTCCAGACTAGAAGACTTGAGTCAGATGTCACAGGAGCTTCAGGCAATACAAACCACTTAAGCACTTACTTAAGCACCTACCACGATGTTTCTGTGTACAACCCAAAAGAACAAAAGACCCTCAAGTACAGAGTGCAAGCTAAACTTGTTTCAGGCGACACAGTAACAGCTGAAGGCTCAAACATTTCGTACCAAAACACAGGTACAGTCACGATTGTAAACCCCTAAGTCTAAAGGACAAAAAACCATGACATTCTCAGGAGTCTTCGGAACTCAAGTTACTTCCGAAATGATCGAACAAACACTAACGGATAAAAACCTAGAAGGCACTAGTGACCTAGACATTCGTCACAGTTCTGCTGCAAGCAGCCTGGGCATTGGCACAAGCGCGCTTGAGGACTCGTCGGCGCTTGGCGTAACGGCTATTGGTGTGTCGGCTCTCAAAGAATTGACGACAGGCGCTCGCAATACGGCGGTCGGCAACCAAGCGATGCGAGACAATACGACAGCGGCCAACTCGACGGCGGTCGGGTATAACGCCCTTGCGCTCAGTAATGGCGCGCAAAATCATGCCTTTGGCGCGTTTGCTTTAGACGCCAACACAACTGGGACCTATAACACGGCTATGGGCTATCTGGCCTTGAGTGCCAACGTCTCAGGGAATTACAACGTGGCCGTCGGCGGGCGCTCGAATATGGCCTCGTGCGTATCCGGTCTAGGAAACGTAGCCGTCGGGGGTTATTATGTACTCGGCAGTCTTGACGATGGTGATTACAACGTGGCAGCCGGATATTCTGCGGGCCAGGATCTAGAAGGCGGATCTAACAACGTGTTAATTGGACGAAGCGCGGGCTACAGTATCGTTGATGCTGACTCGAACGTCTGCGTCGGCTACGTCTCAGGCAACGATCTAACCAGTGGCGCGGTCAATACCTGCGTTGGATTTAACGCAGGCAATACGCTGACCACGGGGTCCAACAATACCCTGCTGGGCCGGGACGCAACACCTTCAGCGGCTAATGTAGACAACGAGATTACACTTGGCAGTTCTGCTGTCACTACTCTGCGGTGCCAACAAACGAGCATCTCTGCACTGTCAGATGCTAGGGACAAAGACGAAATCAAAGACCTAAGCCTTGGTCTAGACTATATCCAGCAGGTACGCCCAGTAGAGTTTGTCTGGCAGATGCGTGATGGTGCCGTCAAAGACAAAAAAGACCTCGGCTTCATCGCTCAGGAGATGCAGGCTGTCGAGGATGCTAACGATGCTGAGTGGGTCAGCAGTGTTCTGCGTACAAACCCGGAGCGTCTAGAGGTAGCACCTGCACAGCTTCTTCCTATTGCTGTCAAAGCTATCCAAGAATTGTCAGCACAGATCGACGAACTTAAAGCTGAAGTAGCAGCGTTGAAAGGTTAAGTAACATGAGTGAAATCACATCCGAGGAAATCGCCGCAAACTATTCCGCAATGCTGATTGTCGCCAACCGCATCAATAAAATCGTGGTAGGGGAAAAGATGTCTGATAGCACGGCAGAGGAGCGTCAGGAGTCGGTTGATACCTGTGTCAAACACTTGCAGTTAATGATAGGTCAAAGATATTGGACTACTGAAGACAGGGAACCCATCAGAGCAGCAATCACTGCTGGCCTAAGTTATTAAAGGAGCCTAAGAATGTCCACACGAGTTCAAGCGTCTTTAACAGACGGACAAGAGACAACCGCTGTTCTCCTCACAGCTGGCTCTTTTAACTTATCGATCTCAGGAAGCTTCACGGGTACTGTTACCGTTAAGCGTAGCCCAGACAACGTAACATTCTTTGATGTTGATACCTTCACGGCTCCAACAGAGGAAGTAGGTACAGATCCAGAAAACACTTACTACAAGGTTGGATACGCAGGCACAGGCACTGCTGTTATCCGTATTGGTGAGTACCAAGGAACCTAGAAGTGAACCGTTCTATAATTGATTGGTCCGCTGTAGCAGTGGCCGCTGGGACGTTCATTGAGATCTTACCGGCGGTCGCTAGTTTTCTATCTGTCATCTGGCTTGCTTTAAGGATATATCAAACAATCAAGGAGATTAAATCCAATGGAGGGCCTAGACCTTAGAACTATGCTTACTGTGGGTGGCATGTTGGTGTCTGTAGTATCAGCAGCTGTGATTGTACAGACCAAACTAAAGGGTGTTATAGAACAGCTTCAGGACATAGAACAAAGACTTAGGGCTCTTGACTCATGTACAGACAAAATGCACAGTACAAACGAAGTTATGTCACAACGTCTTGGGGTATTGTCTTCACTTTTAGATCCAAAGGTTATGGAAAGCCGCGCAAGAGAGACGGCGTCCATACTTAAAGACATTGAGTACATGCGTAAAAAACTATGTTCATAAGGAGCGTTGATGATGGAACTAGGTGTACTAACGAAGATGTTGTTTCTTTTGGTAATCACGATGCCAGATGGTTCTTATGACGCAAACGCAACAGAAGTTTCTGAGTGTCCCCCATACGAAATAGTACACCAGATGATGAACCACAGGCTTAAGACAAAAGAGATAACCTCTTGGTATGCTGACTGCTCTCAGTTCCCCTTCTTTGAAATTAAGAAAACTCCCACATAAGTATGATCATTATCCTGCATGATGCCATCAGTGAACAAGAGCTTCGCGAGTTCCCCAAGGGCGTAGGGCCAAGGGACTATGCGGAACCTGAGATCTCTAAGCTTGTAGCTCTCGTCAACGAGTATGCAGACGTGTCCTTTATGCACCCAGCGTACTGTGTGGTCGAACAGAACCCAAGAGGTCACGACTGGCACACAGACACAGGGAACAACCAACACATGACATGGTGCACACATACAGCCACCATGTTGCTGTCAGATCCATCAGACTTTGAAGGGGGAGAGTTCTTCTTTTACGACGACCAACCAATCAAGAAACCAGGAGACCTTTTAATATACAGCAGTGACGTTAAGCACAAAGTGAATCCACATACAGGAGACCGTCGTGTATTGCTTATGTTTTTTAAGGAAGGGAGGTGATCAATGTCTACTAGCGCAAAACTGCGTGATGCTCTAGGTAATCGTTTGTTGGCTATTGTGGCTACGGACGAAGAACTACAACCCGCAATGGTCAGCGCTTGCGTTAACTTCTTGAAGGCCTTTCCGCCTCCTGATGACGCAAAAGATTTACCAATGGCTCGGCAGATTTCTGCTAGTCTTGAGAAGTACAAGACCATGATGCCTTTTGCTACGAGTTCAGATGCTTAAACCAGAGTTTGTTGACGGTGGTCCTCATTGGTTATCCACCATGCCAGAAGAGGTGCATCCTGCCTTTGAGGACTTCCGCAACTTCCTGTTCCTCGTGTGGTCCCACTTAGGGCTACCGGAGCCCACTAAGGCCCAATATGAGATCGCACACCGACTTCAGTACGGTGTAGATTCCTCCCAGAAAAGAAGGGCCACTGGACCACACGAGGATCTTTGGGACACTAAAGAACCAAGAGAAGATATCATCAGGTGCTTTAGGTCTCTAGGTAAATCATACATCACCAGTGCTTATGCCATCTGGAGACTGATGAGGAACCCCAGGGACGAGAAGATCATGGTCGTCTCAGCTACAGGATCTAAGGCCAAGGAGTTCGTAGCTCAGACCAAAGGTATCCTGGAGTCCATGAAGATGGTCTCTTGGTTACTAGAGGGCACTAGAGAGTCCGGTGCCACACGACGTGACATGGCTGACCAGTTCGACGTAGCTGGTGGTTCACTCTCACAGTCATACTCAGTAGCAGCCAGAGGTATCACAGGGCAGATCACGGGTAGCCGTGCGACCCTGTTGATCGCTGATGACATTGAGGTCGAAAGGAACTCTATGACTGAGGACGCACGTCAGCGTATCGTCAGGGTTATCCAGAACGACTTTGTTCCTATTACGAAGACAGAGCACGGCAAGGGAGACATCATCTTCCTGGGGACACCTCAGACCGAGGAGAGTGTCTACAACGTCTTGGTGAAGGAGATGAACTTCAAGTGCTTCACGATACCCGTAAGGTATCCGAACAAAGAGAAGCTAAAGAACTATGAGATGACCAACGTCAACTCTGGTGAGACCGTAGATATCCTGGCGAACTACCTGAAGGTGATGTTCGACAACGGAGAGATAGACCACGGTAGGCCTACAGACACACGCTTTGGTGAAGATGAACTGTATGGCATTGAGTCCAAAGGTCGTTCGGCCTTCGCCCTACAGTACATGTTGGACACAAGTCTCTCTGATGCCGAACGATACCCCCTCAAGCAACACGACTTGGTGGTTATGTCTACCAATGTCCTGAAGGGTCCACTAACTGTCCAGTGGGGACGTGACAACGACAAAGATAACTACATCACAGACATACCGAACCTTGGGTTCTCAGGGGACCATATGCTTAGGCCCTTGTTCATCGACAGTGACTGGGAGCCATATGAATCTAAGGTTCTATTTGTAGATCCAGCAGGCCGTGGGGCTGACGAAACGGCATGGGCCGTGGTGGCTGCACTGAACGGGGTGATGTATATTCTACATGTCGGTGGTCACTCTGGAGATCCAACAGAAGCTATGACTAAGATCGCTGTTGACGCCAAGAAGTACGACGTTAACTGCGTAGAGGTCGAACCAAACTATGGTCAGGGCATGTGGATCGCTGCGTTCCAACCGATACTAAGTGACGTATGGCCGGGTGGCACCACTGTGGTGGAATCTGAGTGGGCCAAGGGGCAGAAAGAAGC